CGCAATGCACCTCTTGTCGGCAAAACACCAACAAATATGCTGTTATTTGGTACGCCAACACGTTTGTTTGACGGCGGATCTACAGAAGATCACTTTTATAGTTTGTTAGACACAGGCTATGCACGCCGCAGTTTCTTTGCTTACGGCAATCCTATTCCTGCTTCAGAAAATGAAACTCCATCAGAAATTTATGATAATCTGATAGATCAAACAGACATAAACAGATTAAACAAATGGTCTTCATTGTTTACTGATTTGGCAGATCCAGCCAAAAACGGATGGCGTATTAATGTGCCTCGCAATGTTTCTGAACTTTTGATTGCTTATCAATCGCATTGCAAAAAACTTAGCAAGAAAATGCCAGAATTTGAAGTTATTCGTCAGGCTGAAATGTCTCACAGATATTTCAAAGCATACAAACTTGCAGGCGCATTTGCTTTTATTGACGAAGATGACGAACTGACAGAAAAACATTTACGTCAAGCCATTAAGTTAACAGAAGAATCTGGTGAAGCATTTCAAAAGATTTTCAAACGTGAAAAATCTTATATGAAACTTGCAAGATATATTGCAGGCATTGGTGCAGAAGTGACCCATGCTGATCTTTTTGAGGCCTTACCTTTTTACAAACAAGGCAACGCAGCCCGTCAAGAATTACTTACAATGGCAGCAGCATGGGGTTATCGTCAGCATATTATACTTAAAAAGACTTATATTGACGGCATTGAGTTTTTTTCTGGTGAGACACTTAAAGAAACCAATCTAGAAGAAATGACTTTTTCTTACAGTCAGGATTTTGCTCGTGATTATGTTCCAGAAGTGCAGCCATTTAACAAGTTACACAAACTTATAACTGCTCCAGGACATCATTGGGCAAACCATCGTTTTCTAGATAAACATCGCACCGAAGCAAATGCTTTGCCTGGGTTTAATATGATTGTCTTGGATGTGGATGGTACATTTCCAATGCAACAAGCCCAAGATCTTCTAAAAGAATATGTTTGGCTAATGCATACAACTAAACGCCATACAGAAGACGCCAATCGGTATCGTATTATTCTTCCTATGAACTATGAACTAAAACTTGATAAAACAGATTATCGTCAGTTTATGGATAATATTAGCAATTGGTTGCCATTTAAACTTGATGAAGAAACTTTTCAAAGATCTCGAAAATGGATGACCAATAACAAAGCAAAATACGAATATAGCAAAGGAACTGAAGTTTTAGACATACTGCAATTTGTGCCTAAAACTTCTAAAAACGAAAAATTTACAGAAGCAAATAAACCACTTGCGTCTTTGACAAACTTAGAACGCTGGTTTGCTTCTCGTATTAGCGATGGCAATAGAAATAATCAACTTGCCAAATATGCTTTTGCTTTAATGGACAGTGGAATGAAATACCCAGACATCGAAGCACATGTTTTAGAGTTTAACTCTAAACTTCAAGAACCATTGCCAGAAGACGAATTGCGTAAAACCGTCCTTACTTCTGTCGCTCGTAAAATTAATCAAAATCCATGAGGTACACATGAGTCAAAACGACCATCTTGTGTTGATCGCTGGTGAGTCTGCATCAGGAAAATCAGCATCTTTAATGAACTTAAAAGGGGAGGGACGTGTTCTTTACCTTAATTGCGAAAGCGGTAAACGTTTGCCATTTCGTAATAAGTTCACCACCAAAGTTATTACAGATCCAATGCAAATTATCGAAGCGTTTACTTATCTTCAAAATGATGGTGCTGATAAATTTGACACTGTTGTTATCGACACGCTGACATTCTTAATGGATATGTATGAAAGCCAGTATGTATTAGGAGCCGCTAATACAATGCAGGCATGGGGTGAATATCAGCAGTATTTCAAACGGATCATGCAAATTTTGGTGCCGTCTGTAAAACAGTCTGTAATCATCCTAGCGCATACCCGTGCTGATCTTGATGAAAAAGCAATGGAAATGCGTACATCAGTGCCTATCAAAGGTGCGCTAAAAAACAACGGTGTAGAAAGTTATTTTTCTACTGTTGTGGCAACAAAAAAAGTTGCTCTCACAACATTGGAAGATTACGAAAACGATCTTCTTAATATTACAGAGCAAGATGAGTTGCTTGGGTACAAACACGTTTTCCAAACCCAGTTAACAAAACAAACTATCGGAGAACGTATTCGATCCCCAATGGGAATGTTCACAAGATCTGAGACTTTCATAGATAATGACGCTCAGAGACTGCTCGATCATTTGCATAGCTATTACAGCTAATCAAACCAAATCAAATCAAAGGAGGACCATATGGGTCTTTTTGACAATCTAACAACAGAAGGGCTTGAAGAAAGCAAAGACGTTGCAGGAGGCGGTGGCTATCAACCTCTACCTTCTGACATTTATTCTGCTGTTATTAAACTTGCTTACGCAAATAAATCACGCAGCAGTGACGCACAAAGCGTTACTTTTCATGCTGACATCAACGGTAATGAATACCGTGAAACAGTATGGATTACATCAGGTAAAGGAGTGAATTACTATGTTTCAAAAGAAGATGGTAAAACACGTATTCCGCTCCCTGGTTTTGCCATTATTGATGAACTTTGTCTCCTCGCAACTAAAGAACCGCTATCAGCGCAAACAACAGAGGAAAAAGTAGTCAAACTTTACAATTACGAAGAAAAGAAAGAAGTACCTACACCTGTACCAGTACTTACAAGCTTAATTGGAACTCAAGTTAAGCTAGGCGTTCTTCGTGAAATTGTTGATAGAACGGCTCGTGACGACTCTGGTAACTATGTACCAACCGGAGAAACACGAACTCAAAATGTGGTATCAAAAGTCTTTCACGCAGAAACAAATAAAACGGTCAACGAATACCGGCATAATGTAAAAGACCCTGAATTTTACACAACTTGGCTTGCACAGAACCAAGGTAAAGATCGTAACCGCGCAAAAGGAGCATCAACAACTGTAGCAAAAGGAGCGTCTGGTACTGGACGTCCTCAAGCAGCAAAGTTGTTTGATTAATGACAATAATAATAGGCATTGATCCTGGATTCTCTGGCGCTATTGCTCATCTTTCCTCTAATAACGCATTAGAAATTTGGGACATGCCTATTGTTGCTGATCTTAAAGGTCGTCCAATTCTTAATCTTTATGAGCTTTATGAAATATTGTCTCCTAAAGCCAAACAAAATTATGTAGCAGTTTTAGAACAAGTTGCTTCTCGCCCCGGACAAAGTGCACCTTCAACTTTTAGATTTGGTCAAGGTTACGGCGCGCTTGAAATGGGATTAGCTGCTCATAAAATAGAAAAAAAGATAGTCACTCCTGCAAAGTGGAAAAAATATTTTGGTCTTTCAAAAGACAAAGGTGCATCTCGTGGTTTAGCTATCGAACGATTTCCAAAACAAGCAAGCATGTTCAAACGCGTTAAAGATGACGGCAGAGCAGAAGCAGCTTTATTGGCTCTTTATGGCAAAGAAGTATTGTATGACAGATAAAGAAATAGAAGAAAACATGGGAACTATCATACATAGTATTGTAGCTTTTGCTGCCCAATATTCTGATGATCCTGAAATGTTAGCAATACTTTTAACCGATGCAACAACACTTGTTTTAGGCATAGCTGAATTAGAACTTGAGCCAGTTTTTAAACGAATGACTGAATTATACCCAAACGCTGTAAGGGCAGGGGTTTCATTACAAGGCTATCCAAACATAACCCAGTAAATCAAACCAAAGCAAAAGGAAGCAAATCAAATGCAAATAACGCTTGATCAAGACGAAATTCATGACGCCTTAAAAGATTATGTGCGCCAACGTATTTCTATTAAAGAAAATCAACATATTGAAATTGATCTTAAAAATGGTCGTGGTGAAAACGGAACCACTGCAATCATTAATATTACGTCTGCAAACAACACAAGAATTGTTAGTTCAGTTTCAATTGATGATGACGATGACGATATAGAAGTCAATTTTAACGAACACGATGACGTAGAAGATTCAGACGAACTGCGTCCAGCGTTATTCGGCTAAAATGTCGCTCATTCTTGTTCTTCTTTATATCTGCATCCTGCTTGGTCTTATTTCAAGCATCATTGCAGGTATCTACATGGTGACTATACAGCTGCTTGTTTTAGCCTGTTTAGTTTTCATGGCTCATTTGTTTTATCGGCGTTTCGGCGACCGATAAAGCCTGGGATATACTGCCTCTATTATCCCGGAAGACTTGGCCCTCTTACGTTGTTTCCATTTTTGGTATTAAGAGGGCCATTTTTAATCATAACTTTTAACGCAGGTAAATAATATGGGACGTGTAAATGATCTCTTAATTGAAAGATCTGAAACTGTAATCGTAGATCCATGTTCAGAATGTGAAGGGGAGGGCGTAATTATTTATGAAATTATTCGTCCTCAAAGTTTTACTAGAGATATTGGTTACATAGACACTACAGAAGTAGAATGCACACATTGTGCAGGCTTAGGTAAAGTTAATCGTTCTTGTATTCATTGTAATGAGCCAATCACATTAAGCAGCAAAGGTCGTAATTCTTTTGTTTGTGAGGAATGTTCAAATGGCTAACAAAATTCATCTGCCATTTAACAAAGAATTTATGACTTTACGAGACATGCGACAAGCCGTGGATACCTTAGAAGGCGTCGTTAACAGATGGCACCAACGTAACAAGCAATTTACCAAAGGCGACTATGACCTAGCTGAGTTCTTTTATGAAATTGAACAGCAAATTCATTGTTTCACTACACAATTGTACAACGAAATGGATGAGATGTTCGGAGAGGAAGCGTGATAAAATTGAGAGCAAACGACTCCGACACATGGCTAAAAACTGTTTGGGATGCGCTTCACGCATATCGTGAAGATTTAATTCCCGAAGGCGATAAGCAATACGATGAAATATGGAGTGACGTATGTACAGCAATGGCCTGGATAACCGAAACTGTAGAGAACGAGTGGATGCACAAAATGGAAAATTTAACAGCAAAAGTTGCTCAGCCTAACACCTCAGAAACAGATGCAAGATTAGATATAAATCACATTGTTAGTTGGACTGAAAACGGTGTTGAAAAGTCTATGTTGGTTTTAGCCCGTGATCCACAAGAAGCCATTAAAATGGTTAGAAATTTATTTAAAATGTGAGAATACATAATGGATTATTTATATCAAAGATTACTTAATTATCTTCGTGATATGACAGAACGCGGAGATCATACAGCAGAAAATCTACTTAAAGATCTTGAAGAAATTAACGCTTATTTAGACACAGATATAGAAGATTGGTCAGATGTTTAACATTGTTATGGCTGCTTTGGCCCAGCCTCGTAAAGGTATTTTTAATTACCATCAACATTCTTATTCTGAAGCTGCTCGTAGAATGTGTCAAAGAGGCCTTATCAGTGCTCAGAAGTTTACGATCTGTGATAGTCTTTTGGAACATGCAGTCGTTGCTAGTTTTGTAAGACCAAAAGCTCTTATAGATATGTGTGAAATCGGCATTCCCTGTTTTCATAATATGTGGATTGAGTGGAATGAAACAAAACGCATGGAGCTTTTAAAGCATTACGGAAATAAATATAAGTATTTCCCCAAAGATTTTAATTGGACGCCAGAAGTGTGGGGTGAAAGAGTTGGGTATCATATTTTTGATGAACCACCAAAATCATACTTTTGTTACTCTCAATACACTTTAAAAGACGATCAAATTTTTCTTCCTCCAATGACGTTTGTTATGAATAACGAAGAAATATTAGATCTAAAAGTTATTGCTCCAGAATTTTCAGCATCACAAACTCGTGAACAACAAAAGCGGTTTGGTCAAACTGTAATTGGAAATCATTACGTTAATTATCATAATGGAACACCTGAGCTTGATAATCTATATAACCGTATAATGTTTTCTATTTCCAATACAGGAAGCATGATTTTACCAAAACAACTTGCAGCTAATAGAGGATATTCAGAAGACCTCGCAACTAACTCAGCTAAAATGTACGCAGGAGATATGCGTTTTTTAATCGCTGTAATGGCTTTGCTAAACTATCCTCACACAGTTAAAGAACGTAAATTAGAGCCAGGTCCGCAGCGTTTTATGTTTGGTAAAAAACTTCCTCGTAATGAATTACGCGTCTTAGAAATTGATCTTCCTAAGCCTCGTGGTGTAACCAGATATGAACGTATGTTCAAAGGGGGAGGGGGCAAAAAAAGACGCCATGTCAGAAGAGGCCATTGGCACACTTATGTTTTTAAAAACGGCGAACGCATAAAAAAATGGGTTGAAGAGCAGTGGTGTGGTGATGCAGATTTAGGCACAATTACACATGATTACGAACTTAAAAATAAACAAAGCCTTAAAGTAAAAAAGCCCCTGTAAAACAGAGGCTTTAAAGCTAAAGAGTTCCCAAAACAGGGCAGTACAGAGAACAGTAACAACTAAAAGTAGGTATAAGGTATAGTTGTTAATAATTTAAATACGTGTTCTTTAACTTACTATCAATGTCATTATTTTTAAAATACAGAATTTATTATAGGATTAAGCTGAATAGATCTGAAGCCCATACCTGGACCAAAACTATATCCAAGCACATCTCTAAACGCTTTTCCTGGAGCAGAGCCAGAAATAACTGTATCTATGTCGGCTGCCGGAGCAATGGCCCCTCCATAAACAAGCGCAGAAACTGGGCGTTCTCTTAATAAATTAAGCATAATCGGCATAATCCGCAGAGCATAATTAGAAAACCATAGCAGCCCTGATGTTTCTAGTGCATCTCTCCAACGTCCAGATGGTCTATTGTAGTTAACATACTCAACGCTGATAATATCTAAAGCTTCTTCTGGTGTTTTTTGTTGGGTTTCTAGCAAATGATCGTAAAGCATCGACTTTGCAATAAAATCACCATACTGCATAAAATGGTGCATCATTCTAAAAAGTTCTGTGTCTTTGGCTAAGATAGCTGTTTTTGTTAGATCGCCTACAAGTGGTGGAAGTTTATCTGCTTGTTTTTCAAGCCAATCAAACAACGAGCCTTGACGCAAAGCTACATCAGCGCGCGTTAAGCTTTCAGAAATTGTAGAAAACTCATTGGCTTGTAGAACAGGCCAGATAGACATGGCTTCTTGCTCATCTTCAAGCGCTTTTATTTTAGCTTTAATGCTTTTTACTTTTGCTTCGTTGTTAATAATAGATGGTAGTTGTGTATTTAACTTTCCAATCTCTTCTTGAATCCTAACAACACGGCTAATCTCTTTGAGTTTCTTAGGCATATTAATAAGTTGTGAGCCAAATCCTACGCCCCATGTAGCTAAGTGCATCATGTTAGAAATAAAGTTACCTAGTGGAACAATACCACTTCTAATAACTATGTTAACTTTTCCCCAACTAACAGCAGAGGTGATAACACCGTAACCTTTGTTCATGTACTTGTAAGTATTCTTTCCAAAGGGCAGGGAGATAATATCTCTCATAATCTTACGCGTGTCGTCATCGATGCGTGACACACCAGTCCACAAATCTTTTGGGTTGGCTAAACGATAGCCAATCATTGAATCTATTTCAGCACGTTTGATTGGGAAAAAGTTTGCTGCTCCAAAAACCTCTGCAGCGTTTGCTTTAGTCTCGTATCCTAATACAGACCAAGCATCTTTATAAACTGCATCTTCTATTTCTGGGTCAGCTACATTGATCCATTCATCTGCATTGCTTTCATTGTATTCTTTATCATACAACGCTTTCTGTTGTAGCACGGCTGCTTTATTTAATTGGCCTGAAACTTCTTCTTCTTCAATACGACCAAACCAAGCACCAAGAGACTCTATCAAATCCATCTCTGGTGCTGAGCCTTCAAGATCTCGCATAGGGATAGAATACTCATAGCCCATAACTACGCCATTCTCATCAAACACAGGCAACATATAATCTACATCTTGCCCTGTTCTGGCTTGTGCATTGCTTTGGCTCACACGAATGGCTGCAGCGCCCGTCAGAAAGCCTGACGTGGCTTGTGAGGTGTTTGTCACGCCATTGCGTGTATCAACTCCATGCCATTGCTTATGGACTGTCTGAAGAATTCCCTGGCGAAACTGTCCTTTACCTCCAACAGTGGTTTGATACAGGCCTCTGGAAGTTGGATTGTTTTCTCTAGGATCGCCATAATATCCTCGAATACGGACCCAACCTTCTTCTTCTAGTTTTGCTTGATCTCTGTCATCGGCAATAATGACTTCTTGACCTTGCGCAAAGTTCATTGGCAAGTAGCCTTTCCAGCCATTGTTTAAGCTGATGTTTCCTTCACGTCCTTGTGTACGACGATTGAATTCTGTGTTGTGTACTTCAGCAAGATTACCAACAACAATTTCCATTCCGTTGGTTTCTGTTTCCATCAGTTGCTTCAAGCTTGTCTTAGTATTGGTAGAAAGATTGTTAAAAGCTTCTAGTGATGTTAGCTGAGATATAAGAACCAACACACGATTATCCACAGGCCCGTCAGGACGATTGTTTTCATTAAATAAATAACCAATTGCATGAGCATTTCTTAAAAGATTTGGCGTATCTACTTCCCATGTTGTCATATACTTTGCTAAAGAATTTATTTTATCTAAATATGTGCTGTACTGTTGTGGTGCTAGTTGACGCAGTTCTCTTTTCGTATCGTTAATACGTTGCGTAATAGTTTCTGGGTTTCTTAAAAGTGCAAGAACATTTGCGCGCCCAAGCGTAGATAGATCTGTACGGCCTAGCCCCATAAAAAGATCTTTATTTTGCTCATCTGTTAGTTTCTTTGTAAAAGCTGCGTGCATATATTTAATGCGCAAGTCTTTTTGAAACTGACGTACACGATCTGCTTCTGCACGTATTTTATTCAACGCCTTACCTAGGCGGACCATATCAGGTCTGTCGCTTCGCAGGTCAGCAACCAAAGCTTGAACCCAATCAAATGTTCTCGTTTTGTTTAGTTCCGATTGGGCTTTGTCGAGTAATTGCTTGCTACGTTCTCTGTTTGCCATTCCTGTAACAAATGAAAGACCTCTTATAACTCTAGAGATGGTTTTTGATTGTTCATTATATTGATTAGCAATGGTTTCAAGTTTTGTAGTGGCTGCGCCTGTTACATCATCTAATTTATCAGCAGCCCATGTGTTTGCTTTCATTTGTGCATTCATCACAAAAGACTCTGCTACAAAACGACGTTCTTTTTGAATCTCTGCCATAGCAACAGTAAGCGCAGCCAGTTGTTGATTTACTGGTTGGCTGTTGTCTCTTGTTGTTGTGAGAAAGCGAGACAGAGTGCTTGCCA